CAACTATGGAATAACATGCTTGCACTTGCACTATTTTGATCAACAACTGATCCGTCAACTAATGCACCTTTACCTGCATCGCCTGCATCAAATCCTCTTGGATCGCTTACGCTTGTAGTTGATCCTTTTGTAAGTACAGTTACGTTTCTTATATATGGACTTCTTCCTGGTTCTTGTTCAAAAATGTTTGTTGAAAAGTTATTTGGCAAACGGAAAGCATACCCTGTATTTCCGCCACTAGCATAATAAAAGTCTTTAACAGTTATATTTTCAATAGTAGCATCACTGTTAACTAAAAATGCATCGTTACTTTGTGTAGCTGATGTTGGATAAATTTCAACACCTCTAATACTATCACCTTGTATAGTAACACCTTTAGGCACAGTCATTGGAAATGTTTCTTGATACTGTCCTGGGTAAATGTAAATTAGATCTCCGTCTGTTGCAACGCTAAGAGCCTTTGTAATTGATGCAAATGGTCCGCCTGGGTTATTACCATCATTAACGTCATTACCGTTATTAGTTGAAACATAATAAATTCCAACATCTTTTGTAAGTTCAATTCCTTGATAAACTAGTCCGTTTGCTTTTACACTGTCTGCAATTAAGTTATCAACAGCAATTTTAAATCCTTTTGCAGGTCCTGTGCTGTCATCGTCTTTACCAATATGAAATCTATCATTATCATCGGGTATTAAATCATTTTTAAATTCTGCTAGAAAACTTGCTGTGTCTGTACTATCATCACCAATAGTAATTGAAGTACCACCGTATGTAATGTTACCTGTTGCATGTAGATTACCTGTAACAGTAAGTGTTCCGCCGGTTTGTAATTGTAACTCTCTTGGAACTGATCTAGGATAATAACTTGCAATGTATGCTTTAAATGCATCAGTATTAGCATGGTCTGCTAATGTTCTAGATGCAGGATAAGCAACACCATCAACAAATTTAGTGTTCATTGTTCCTAGTTTAAGTACGTCATCTGCTTGTATATCACCGTCACCGTCAAAGTCAAGTGCCGCAAGTTCTTCAGCTGTCCAGTTACCAGATTGTGATAATGTTAACGCATAATCATACAATCGATCCATGTCGTTAGGAGGACTACTTGCACTAGTTATTGGCCCTGGATTCCAAAAGTTACCGTAGTTACTGTTAGAGTTCCAAGCCTCAGTTTGTCCAGTAAGTACTTCTGACTTAATGCCAATACCGCCATTAGTTTGTAATGCTTGTATACCATCGCCTTTAACAGCAAAGTTATAACTACCAATACCTGTTGTTGTTATATAACCTTCAGAGTGTGTAGATTTGAGAGTAATGTTTCCACTTGGAGAGCTAATACCAGTTGTTGCTAGTGTTAGATCGCCAACTTTAAAACTGTTTCCAAATAGAATATCAGGATCACTGTTACCTGATGTTGTACGTAATGTACCGCTAACTGTTAAATTTCGAGGAGTTGTAGTAGTGTTAATACCTAAAGTATTATCACGTTTGACAACCAAAAGATCGTTATCAAATTTTAAATCTGCTAATTCTCTTAATAAGTTATCTTGTAGTAACTGTCCACCAATGCGGGCAACTTGTGTACTCATAATATTCCCTCTCTATATTACTACTATTTATAGTAATTACTTGTCGAAGTTATGTAGTACTTGTACTGGTTTGCCTGTTGGGACTGGAGTTCCAAACACTAGATAATATCCTGATGCATATGGAGCACCTGGTCCTGAACTTGGATTTTGAACTATTGAATAGTTTGTTGTTGCTAATTGGAATACGTTTTCAATTGTAACTAAAATATTGTTTTCTGAAATTGGCACAGGATAATATGTATCACCTGAATTTAATGGTCCAAATGTAGTTTCAGTGCCGTTACCATTACCTAAGTTTTGTTGAACAATAGTTGTTGGCTCTCTAAATCTAACTGGTTTCCAAACACTGTTTTGAAAAACTTCAAAATCATTAGTATCAGAATTATATCTAAGCATACCTTCAACACCAGTGTACGGACGTTGGTTTTGTGTTCCTTTAGGTACAATAACTGCTTTGTCAGTATTAATATTTGCTAGTCCTAAAGAATCAATATTAAATCCTTTAGTATCTGAGTTAATACCTCTAGAAGTTGTTTGTGCTTTTAAAAATCTCATTTATACTTCCAAGTAACTAATAGTCATAACCAAGTTAGCTGGAGACTGACTTGCTGTAACAATAGTATCGCCTGCTTCTAAAACTAACTTTTCAGTATCGAACGTAAATGTGTCAGCGCCAGCAACTACTAAATTATTAATAATTTGGTTTGCGTTTGGATCTGCTGTACCTTTAGTTTGGCCACTTGGTACAACATGCAAATCAAACTGTGAGTCGTTGTTTCCGCCTGTGTCTACAGGTTGTGTGTTACAAACCATAATAGTTGTAATTGCATATCTTTTACCAGCTGGCACTGTTAAGTGTGTTTTGTCTGCTATAGATAGTTGTCCGTTTATAATCGCCATATTTCTTTCCTTAAAATAACATACTAAACAATAGTGATCTATTAGTACTTATCAATTCGTCTTCGTATGCATCTTTGTTTTTATACCAAACACCACTATTTCCTATAGCCGGATCTTTTCCGTATATAGCAATATTAGTACCTGGATTAATACTTGCGCCACCTGCTTGCACTGGCATTTTTAAAATACCGTCAATAGTTACAAATGATGTACCTGAACTACTAAGTGTTAAGTCTGTTGCACTTGTTAATGTTGATATTGTATTATCTTGGAAAACAATATCTTCAATTTCTGTTGTATTCTTTTTAAACTGTGCTACTTCAGTACCGTCAATTGTAATTTTTAAATTACTAACTCCGCCGTCAATACTTTCATCAAACAAGTTAAGACTTGAGTCTCCTCTAGCAATACTTTGAATAGTAATAGTTTGAATACCCGTTGTAACTGTATCGTCAACATACTTCTTGTTTGGAATATCGTCGTCGTCTGTAATTTGACTTTCGTAATTATTTGTACCGCTTACACTAATTACACCTGTACCACTATTGATTAGATATAGATCTCCTCCACCAGTAGTAATAGCATTTGTTCTTAGTCCAATAATAGCATTGTCTGCTGTCTTAAACACAAATGTGCCTGCTTTAACAGTTTGTGTTACAGGATCATTAAAAGATGTTTGTTCATCAAAAATTAATAATGCATCTGTTGCAGTTCCTCTATCAATTTGAAGACCTGCTGTATTTTCAGTAACTCCTGCACCAGATTCACCTTTGTTTAAAGTGATGATGTTGTCAACTAAATCTAATGTTTGCGAATTAACAGTAGTTTGCGTACCGTTAATTTGTAAGTCGCCCGTTATAACAACTGTACCTGCCTGGGTACCTGTGTCAAAAGTAATAGTGTTTCCACTTGATACTCTTGCTACATAATTACCTGTGTTTACATTTAAAATCTTTGACATTTATAATTCCTTAAATTGTTGTGGGGAACTTGCCCCCACAACATTTATATCTTATATTAAGATGCTTGTGCGTCAATTACAATGCCGCCACTTTCAGCCGCCGCTTTAGTTGCTACACCATCTGATGTATAACCAGTAAAGCCAGTACTATTAACACCTAATAACTGAAACGTGTTAGTTGCTTTGTTTGCCACTGTGTATGCAGTTTCAAGATTAAGCTCAACCATGCCAACTACGCCACGGATAGATACTTTATCTCCGTTGCTGAAGCCGTGTCCAGTTGCTGTAATAACACATGGATTTGCCGCTGTTGCACCTGAAATAACTTTTTCAACTGCTGAACTTGTTCCTGTAGCTGATCTTGCCCATTTGTGCTTTGATCCGCTTTCAAGTTGCATTTTTCTGTTGTACATTTTTGTAATCTGTTTAGTAACACCGTCACTGTCAGTTACGTTAATGCAAAATTCACCAGCACCTAATCCACCGATTGACTTGTTAACAAGTGTACAAGTTTCTGTTTTACTTCCATCAGTTACGATGAATTTCTTTGTTGATCTTTGTGACACAATATGTGACTCAGTAGTAATTTCTCCGCCTGCCGCAAATTTAACTGCTGTTACTTGGATTTTACCTGCTCCATCACCAATGTGTTTTTTATTAATTGGTCTACCCATTTTGTTTCTCCTTAAAAGTTGACGTTCTAGGTCTACGGAGATGGTGTTCTCCATAAGTCCTCATCTAGAGGCTCTCCTCTTGACATTGTATTTATCATTGCGAATATGATTAATAAAAAAACGAATGTGATCAAAGTGTTTTGACAGAGTTTCAAACAATTCTATGTTTAAGTTATGTGTGCATCTGTTATAGCTCATCTTACCAATACTTGAATAATATTCAACGTTTAGACCGTATTCAGGAAATATACCTGTAACAAACAAACAAGTATCTCCTAGAGTCTTTGCATCTCTTGAATTACTAATCTTTAATATAGATTCAGCAAATGTTTTTGTAGGGAGGAAATCGGATTTGTCAACATGGGAAGCCAGCAAACATACAATGTAATGTTCGATGTACTCGGGCATCGCAATGCCTGTTCTATTACGAGTGTCTTTAACTACGTCATAGAACGCTGAGGCGTACTCGTCTCTCATACTAATATTTAGTCAAAAAAATAGGCCCCCTAAGGGACCTATTTTAATTTTGTTTCTACTAAGAGATCTTAGCTGAATGTTACGTTGGCAACAGAAACTTTGCCTAAGTAGTCAGCCGCGTTACCTAGTGAAGAAGCAACGTTAGACAACTCAACATAACCGTAGCGTGTCATAAATGATACTACTGGCTCAAATGTTGATGGATCTAAAACAACACCACTTGACATTAATGGAATGTAAGGAGCGTAGAACGCTGGTGCGTCTGATTCGCTTGATCCTTTGTATCCAATTAGTACGTCAGTACTGTCGCCTGCATATGCGTCTACGTATACTTTCATTGCACCGTTCAAAGTACCAACCATTTTAGTGTTTGTTGGAGCTTCAAAAGTACCTTCAGTTGTACGTGCAAATGCACTTGTTGTTGCAGACTGTAGGATAGTTAATGCAAATGGGCTAACCACTGCATAATTACCTGCGCCACGACGTGTTCTTGCCGCGATATCGTTAGCAACTTTGTTGATCATAACAGCTAATGCCGCATGTTCGTCGCCTACGAATGTTGCAGTTCCTGAAACGCCTGCTTGATCATATGCTTGGCTAGCTGTACCAGCTAAGTTACGCAATGATGCAAGGATCTCTTGATCTATTTCAGCAGTAATTTCTTGGGCTAATGCCGCCATTACTTCTGCTTCGATGTCGATACCTTGTTGTGCTTGAGCGTCTTGAGCCGCTTCAAAAGTCCATCTAGCTGATAGCTTTCTGGTTTTTGCTTCGACTGTCTGCTTCAAGATTTGAATTGACAATCTCTTGCCAGCTTGACCTTCTAAAGTTGCAGTAGTATCAGCTTTATCTGTACTTCCGCCTCCTGAGTAGCCAACACCAATCTTGAATGGTGATAGAGCTTCTTCGCCTGCAGTCACATCATCTTGTGTGTCTGAGTAACGAACTCTTAATGTGTGGATCTGACCCACGGGACCTGTCATTGGCTGTACACCGACTAACTCATTGGCGATAACAGTTGGCATAACACGTCTGATTACTGGTAGGATAACTCTGTTTAGAGTTGCAACATTACCTGCTGAAGATGCACCTGCTGTAGCAGTCTCTGCCAAATACCTTTTGGTATTTTCCAGAGTCACGCCCATCACGGCTTTCTTATTGCCTTCTAGGCCTTCAAGAAGTGCAGTCTTTGTATCCTGCCAGCGACTTTCTAATAGTTCTGACATTTTTTTCTCCTTATTTCAATCCTGCAAGTCTTCTAATATCAACTACGTTATCCGTAGCTGACGAGCTTGCATCTATGTCATTGGTTTGTTTATTGCCTGTAATTTGTGTGCCTTCAGTAAGTGTTGCCTTGGTTTCCTTAGCTGGAGAGTTCCCTGCGATAACGCTTGGCATGTACTTGTCAAAAGACTTATTAAGTTTTTCGGTTTGTACAGATTCCAGTAAGTCAGCCATGATTTCTCTTTGACCTTGGTTAAGAGGTGAAAGTAGTTCATTCATAACTTCTTTTCGTTTGGCAGTATCTTTAGCAATTTTAATCTGAGTATTCTTACTTTCTACTAGACTAACTGCTTTACTTGCCATTTTTTTAGCTTCAGCTAATTGTTTATCTTTCAACGTAACTACTTTTAATAGTTTTGCTGTTTCGGATTTCTCATTAAGATAGCTGTTAGTGTATTCTGATGCAAAAGATTCGAAAATCTTACGTCCAAAATCATTCCTACGAGCTGTATCAATGTCTTCCTTCAATTGAGTCATTTCTTTATTAAGACCTTTCTCAACTGTTTCTGCAACAATCTTAGTTGCGTCTGTGATAAACTTAGATTTAACTTTAGCTAGATGTGTTTTGGCTTCGCGTACTAAACGTACTTTTGTCTCAGCCAAGTCTTTTTTGTCTTCGTAAAACTCTGCGATTTCTTTAGATAATGAATCAACAACAAAATTCTCAAGTTTGGAAAACTTTCCTGCCATAGCTTTTTGATCTTCATGAAGCTCGCCAATCTCTTTGCCTAACTGCCCAACAACAAACTTCTGCATTAGTGTTGCGTTTTCACGCATTGCTACTGCATATTTTGCTCTTGCTTCGGCTAGTTTTTGACGATCGTCTGCGAACTCATTAAGTTCTTCTGCAAGTTTTTCTTCTAACATAGTATCAATAGCTTCCACCATTGTTCCTTTGTCATGCTCATACTTTTGAGCGAATTCCTCGCGAAGTTCAGCTGTGGCATTCAAACGATTCTCTTGAATCCTTTGTTCCCATGCTTGTTCGATTTCTGCTCTGATTTCTTCGGAAATTGCATTATTTTCAAAGAGTGTCTTCAGTGCATCTAACATATTTTTCTCCTTGTTAGCGGAGACCGTTGATAATGTTCACCAACGATTCCTTTAAGTATTTCTGTGCCTTTTCGTCGCCATTAAGTTCGCGAGCCATATTTATTGCCTTATACCCACCACGGGTATTCATTAAGTGTTCGTAAATAGGCGTTGGATACGCCCCTGGAGCACTTGGTTGAGCAACGGCATCAACTGTAATAATTTCAAATTCGCTGACTTCGCCGCTTCCATCTTCTTTAACATTTCCAGATCCCCTAGACGAAACACCTAATTTTACACCATTTTGTATCATGGTTTGAATTAGTTGTCCCATCGGGGTTGGAATTACTTTAAGTTTTCCGTAACCGTTTGGGCCATCCATCCACATACTTGTGATCATATGACTTACACGATCTAAATTAACATTAAGTCCTTCAGGATGATCTACTTCACCTAACACACTATATCCACCTTGAATCTGATCGTTGAGCGTGTTGACAGCTCTACCAATCTCAGTTACAGGATATACACGCTGGTTAGCGTTACGAACACCACCTTGTATGCAGATACCTTTGAGATACAAGTCTTTTCCACCTGCATCGTTTTCAGTAGTCTCGACGACCATCTTTGCTTGGTCGAATGATAGTGTTTCAGTTAAGTTTAACATCTAGTTTTCCTTAATCTCAATTAAGAACCAATAGTACTTTTACTATTTGTTCCAGACTCGCCTGCGCCTTTTTTCTCTGCGCCATGGCCTTTAGCGTTTGCACTCATTGACTTAGAAGCTTTTCCGCCTGGTACATTTACGTTCCCTGCATTTTCTTCTTTAGGAGTATTACCAGCTAATCCGCCAGCAGTACCTTTTTCACTACCTGTACCGCCTTTTGCGATATTAGCAGTAGTTCCACCCATGTCATTTTTACCAGCAACTGGTGATTTAGTGCCGTCTGTTCCAGTATCGCCCATTTTAGCCGTTACTTTCTCTACGTACTCTCTCATTTGCTCTCCAGCAGTTTTAGTGCCTTCGAAAGCTGGTGCTTCGTCTTCTACGCTAAGTTCGGATCCGACATTAAATGCCTCGTCCTTGTCTTCATCACCTTCGTCATCCATATCTGGCATTTCTTCAGCGTCATCTTCGTCGCCTTCTTCACCATCATCTGAATCACCTGACATCATTTTTTCAAATTCTGCTTTAAGGTCATCAAGAGCATCTTCTAGATCAACTACACGGTCTTCAACGTCTGCATCATCTTGTGCATCAGCCATATTGTCCATGTCGCCGTCCATTTCACCTTCTTCGCCGCCTGCTTCGATGTCTTTCATCATAGCATCCGTCGTGTCGCCGCCCATTGGGTCAGCTTCTGGTGTAAATTCTCCGAAGTTTTCATCAACTTCTTCGTCTGTTGCTTCGTCTAAATCTTCATCTGACTCATCAACTTCTTCGTCTGTTGCTTCGTTAGTCTCGTCGTCGTCTGACGCTTCGTTAGTTTCCTCATCATCTGATGATTCATCAACTTCTTCGTCTTTAACTTCGTCAAGATCTTCTAAATCTGTTTCTAGCATCTTTTCATAGATACCACGTGATTTTTCAATAACAAATTCGTGAAACAGTTCATCTGCTCCAGAACGGTCGTTATTAACAAGTTTTTCGAGCATTTGCTCTAATTTATTGTCTGCCATTGTTCTCTCCTATATTTTTGATTATATGTAAGGCTGTCATTATTATTTACACTATGTTTAATAAATGTATGGGAAACGGCGTCAAAACGACCCGTTTGCTCGCAAACCGTTTAAAAATCATAGTATCTTTTAAACTCACTAACTTTTATGTGAGATAAATTCGTACACTTCTTTAGCTGTTTAGGCACAAAATCGTCTCCGTCGGCTACGATTCTAATGTATCTTTTGCCTTGATGTGCATCACATGTTGATGCTGTTTGCCTTTCCCAGTTTCCAAAATATGTTGCAGGTTCACCTTGTCTTTTATAATTGTGCGTTCCTGCATATAAGTTATTTACCTTACTACGGTTACCTTGAGTATCCATTATTCCATGAAAATCCATACCTAACATATAAATTGTATCATGTGCATGTGTACTTGCTAACCATAGTGCTGTTGGACCACTGCTCCACCCTTTACTAGGACTAAAGTAATTAAATCCTTGGAAAGAATGAAATTGTTTATTTGGATTTGTCCAAACTTCATTTTCCATTTGCCATTTACTTTGATTAATCTCAAGTATCATTTTTACATCAACTGCAACTAGATAGTGCGGTTCAAAATGCCTAAACATTGCATTACATGCATATACTTTTCCGTAATTTTTAAGTGGATATAAATCTATGTCTTTGCGGCTTTCACCATTACCTATAACAAAGGCTACAGTCATTCTACAATGTCCTATATTTCAGGTTGTGCTTGAATACCGTACATTTGACGTACAAATGCTAGTTCTTTTTGTGTTTCTTCTTGATGTAGCTCTGATGCTTTTCGAGCTTTGTTAATTTGACGTAGTGTTAACCGTGTTTTACGTGTATCGTCACGATTTACAACGCTATGGTCGTCAGTAGCATCATAACGTTTATCCTCAATAGGATCAATTGTTTCTTTATCAAAATAAAATAATTCTCTAAGTATCATGTAAGTATTTATGCCGTAGGCGTTTCTGCGCCAGCATCTCCTCCTGCATCTGGGGTTGTTACTGAATCTGGTCCACTTGTTTCACCTGTTACAGTGCCTTCAGTATCATCCATTGGTATATCTTCGCCGCCTGCTAAGTCGCCTTCGATACCAGCACCACTAATACCAGCGCCACGCATTTCAGCACTTGCATCTGTTGGAGCAGTTGACAGAGTTTCGTCGTTTTCTTGTTTCCAATAACGTTCGTTCTCTGCTACTTCTGAATCACTCATTCCTAAGAAACGTTTCATAGCATATCTATTACTAATAAACGGAATAGTTTGAATCTGTGCAAACGTACCAATACGTTGATTGTCTAATTCACTTTGTCTATAACTTGCAAAGTTTTGTGGTGGTTGAAATAATAAATCAAACATTGCAATGTCAATGTTAATACCTTTTTCTATTAGATAACGTTTAAATTCTTGGTTAAACACTTCAGCAATAAGGTTCTGTAAACGCTCGCAATACTTGTTAAAGCGTAGTTCTTGTATGTATGCAGTACCTACTCTACCGTCACTAAATGAACTTTGAGCATCATCTTGTGCCGCGGCTGGCAAATAACTACTTGGAATACGTAAACCTCTTACTAGTTTGTTAGTAAAGTATTTTAAATCATCAATCTCACCTAAGTTAGTACCGCCTGGTAACGTTTCAACTTTAGATCCACGTCCTTCAGCAGTTTGTGGAAAGAAATAATCTTCGTTAGTTGATAAAGGATTATAAGCACTGTCAATAACACTTGTGCCGCCTCCTGTTTTACTAGGAATACGTCTTTGATGAATTTCTGTTTTTACTCGCTCAACAAATTGCATAGCTAAGTGACTTGGCATGTTACCAACATCAACATAAAATACTCTACGCTCCGGAGCTCTTTGTGTTCTGTAAATAATAATAGCATCTTCAAGTAATTCTTTTTGTTTGTATACTTTAAATATACCTTCTAATAGAGAATTACCAAAAGGTGCATTGTTGTCTAAGCCTTCACTTAAACTTAAATGTACCATATGCTTTGCGTCAATTGCATGTTCTTTAGTTTTATCGTGACCAAAGCGTCCTGCACTTGCACCTGATGTTTGTGTGTTTCCAACCATACCACGAACACCACCAGTTAAGTAACCGTCGCCACCGCCTGTGGCATTGCCGTTAGTAGTGTAAGGTGTTGTTGCTATGTTGTCTACAAAATTTAAATTAAGATCTCTTACAATATATTGTTCTGGAGTCTTACCTTCTGATTCATTAACAATAATACTTGAAACTTTTGCAGGATCAACATGATGCCATTTTTTAGTTTCAGGATCTCTAATAAAGAAAGCATCACCAAACTTAAACACATTACGTATAATTCTAAACATACGTGTGTTAAAGTTATTAAGTTTAGTCCATTGCTGTAAATATTGCTCTAAAACTTTTACTTCAGAATTAGTAGCCATCTTTTTAAAATCAATACTAAAACTTGTTTTATTAATAAGGTTTTGTTGTGAGCAAAATTCAGCTAGAATATCTAAAGCCGCATTAACTTCACTATCTTGATCCATAGTATTGTATTGGCCGTAACGCTCTACTCTATTAGGAGCGCCTGTGTATACATCAGGAAGAAAACTTGAATAATTTGATCTTGCTGGTCCTGGTTGGGATCCTTGTCCCATACTTAAAGGACTACGTGTCCCTGCTTCACCTTCTACAGGTGTAAAATATCTTTTCCAACTCATATTATTTCTTTCCTAACGCCCATTAAT